GTAAGGGTCATGGCCGAACTTAGCTCGTCGACCTTGTCTTTCTGATTTTGGAGGGCCTTAACCACTGCTTCGGATGTCAGCTTACCTTCTGCGCCCATTGCCCTCAGTTGGCCGATCGTTACCCCAAGGCCGCGAGCGATTGCCTGGGTCAGGGCCGGCGTTTGCTCCATTATCGAGTTCAATTCATCGCCTCGAAGCGTGCCAGAGGCAAGGGCCTGACCAAATTGAACCATTGCCGCATCGGCCGCTTGAGTGCTTGCACCGCTCAGCGCAACTGCCTTTGCCACCGTTTCAGTCACACTTGCCACATCAGAGAAATCTAGCCCTAACTGCCTGGCATTCTGAGCAATTCGCTGATAAATCTGCGCAGTCACATCAAGTGATTGCCTTGCATTCTGGGCGACCTGGTAAACCGATTCCTGGGCAAAGGCCAGTTGCTCTGTACTTTCAGTTACCAATCGCAGCCGATTTGTCAGGTTTACGTACTGCTCAGCGGCGGCTGCAATTTTCGCAACACTAAATGCCGCTGCAATTGGCCCGGCCAGGCCAGTGACTGCCGAAGCAAGTCGGTCTGTCTGGCCTTCAAGTGCTCTAACTCTTGAGGCGCTGGTCGACGCCTGATTACCCATTTCGCGGATACCGGCCTCTGCCCTTTCCATGGCTGGATCGACACGGTTGCCGGCGGACTCCAAGGAATTCAGATCCCTGGTCATAGTCCGCGCGTCGCGCTGAGCACCTCTGGAGTCGATAGTAACCGCCAGGCGAGACTCTTGGTTCATACAAACTCCGGGCACAAAAAAGCCCGCGCTTGGCGGGCTTCGGTTGAATGTCTGCTCAGTCTACGACCGGCTCTAGGTCTGAGGAGCAGTGCTTGCACTTGATGGCTTCTCGCTGAACCACCTCAGCGCAGTAAGGGCACTTCCGATAGTTGGCGGATGAACCAAACTTTTTGGCGATCTGGATGCTTTTTGCGTCATCAACACCGATTGGATTCACAAGCCAGATGGCAATCAGGGCAAAGATCGAGAACAGGAATCCAAGCGCGAACCATGCGCCGGCACTGCGTCCTTTCTGCTTGGCGAAGTACGCTGTCAAGGCGGCGATCGCCAGCCAAACAATCAAAATCTCCATGAACCCCTCCTGAGCCTATGGCTAAATTTACCACCCACTCGTGACTTGGCGCTATCAGCGCGACTTTTGAGTTCTTGATTTTTCAATCTGGCTTTCCTGCTCCTGGCTCCAACGCCTCCTGAACTCCTCGTCAAGAGCAAATATTGCGCCGTCAAACTCTTCGCGGCATATCACCGATGGGTAGCGATCGAGGTATTCAGCAATCGCGGCTGGCGCAATTGGGGCTGGAGCACCGACCATGCCGACGTACTGGCGTGATTTTCCAATGTGCCCATAGGCCTCAAGGATCTCGGTAACCACGCCGTCGATCACCGGTGCCTCCTGGGCAGTCAGCCCGAGGCGCTCATGCTTCCAGCGCTTCTTCTCGTTCTCCGGCCCGGCCCAGTCCCTACCCCAGCGATATGCCGCTACTGCTTTTCCGCTGTTTCTGCTGCCCGCTCCTTGGCCCTGGTCATGATGTCAAGGGCAGCCCGGACAACAATCCAGTAAACGTCAGGCATCATCTTGAGCAGCTCGACGCCGAGCTTTGGAGTGTACTGGGCCGGGACACCAGGGTTATCAGCAACGTCCACACCCTGCCAGTCCTTGATCAAGTGTCGCGCTGCCAATTCAAAGTACAGGTCATCGCCCGATTCGATCTCGACCTCCGCCACCGCGTCCAGGCTGAAGTCTTTGGTTCCCGCTTTGGTCTGAAGGTCGATGGAATCCAGATGACGCTGAATTATGGCCTTGTGCGACTTGAACATCGGATTGCCGAAGGACGCTACAAGCAGTTTTGCACCTGGCGCAAAGTCGACCCAGCGCTGACCCTCAATATCAAGCTCAGGCTTCTTGATGGTGATGCCCATGGTATTCCTCTGCGGTAAAAGGCCCGACGCGCACCGCAGGGCGCGCCGGGCAAAGGGTTAAGCGGTGACGGTGACAGCGCAGGTATCGGTCTTGGTGCCGTCTGCGACGCTGGTGGCCGTGATGGTGGCGGTGCCGACTGTCAGGGCCTTGACCAGGCCGGTCTCGCTCACGCTGGCGATGGCCGGGGCGGAGCTGGTCCAGGTGACTTGCTGGCTGGCACCGGCCGGGGTGACCACGACCTCCAAGTCTCCAGTCGCGCCAACGGCCAGGCTCAGGGTGGCCGGGGTGACATCCACGGCGGCCACAACGATCGGCGCTGGCAGGCGGGTGATGGTCGGGGCCACGCGGCGGGCCGTGTAATTCAGTTCCACCTGGATGATGTCGGTGGAGCCGCCATCAGGCCAATCAGCGGTAACTTCCATCTCGGGGATCAGGAACTTGTAGCCGCCGTCGGCGTTGCCGATGGTGAACTCCAGGCTGATCGCGTCGTTGGTCTTCTGGGCCTTCCACAGCTGGTAGGCCATCTTCGACCAGCTGATGGTGATTGCGCCGGATGGGGTGAAGGTGGTGGCAATGATGTTGCCCGGGTACGGGTTGCCGTTGCCGATGCAGCGCTGGGTTTGCACGTTGTTGTCGAACTGCAGGTTGAAGCTGTCGACGCAGGCGTTGTCCTCGCCCACCTGGACGCCGTTGATCTTAAGGCCGCTGATGTCTTTGAAGCTGAACCGGCGCTGGCTTGCCTCGGGCTGCGCGTTGACGATGAACGACGTGTTGTCGCCCTTGTCGTCCCAGGAGCGCGCCGCCATGGTCATGGTGACCGTGACTTCGTTGTCGCCTGGGAAATCGAAGTTCATGTTGGCGACTTGCACGCCACGAGCAATGGCCGAGACACCGATATCGGTCGCGTAGGATGCGATCGAGAAGGTGATGCGGTCGTCGCCCATGGTCAGGACGTTGCCGGCCCAGTCCTTGCCGAAGCAGGAGGCCATGAAATCGTCCAGTGCACCAAAGCGCCATTTGGTTTCGATATCGCCGCCCACGTCCACGGTGGTTTGGGCAGTACCCTGAGACATGCGGGTGAAGCCGATTTCGTTGTTCTCTTCCGAGTTGAAGGTCGGCATCAGGCCATTGCTGATGCGGGTCAGCACCTTCCAGTCACCGGCCGGCGTCACGCCAGGCTTCACCTCTCTGATGGAGGCGAGTTGTACTTTTGCACCGCTCGACATGGGGTGTTTCTCCTATAAGTAGGCGTAAAAAAACCGCCATGTGGCGGTGCATTGGTTGGGCTTGGATCAGGCCGCGTCGAGCCCAAGGGTCATTTGTAACTGGTCGCGCCAGTATTCGACCTGATGCTCTAGGCCTGGCTTCTTGTTGCGCCAGCGGGCCAGTTCACGACCGCTCAGGCTTGCAACGGCCTTCGCGTCGTCAAGGGCACGGCAGGCTCGGTCAAATTGCTGCTTCTCGTTCAGCTCTCCGCGCAGCAGAGCGTCAATGTGCAGGTCGGCCCATACGGCGAAGTCGTCGTCGAGCCAGCGAGCGAACGCAACGGCCAGCTTTGGGTGGAGCCAGGTACCCTGACCCTTGCCGCCCTTCACTGCCTCGACAAGACCGAAGTGAGATTTTCCCACTTCGGTGTCCAGGCCCAGTGCTCTCGCCAGAGCCTTGAGGTAGCTGATGCTTGCGGGCAGGCGAAGCCAATCGACCGGGCGCTTGCCGAAGCGCTTGGCTACGTCCGTGGCGTTGATCCACCCGTCGCTGTTGAAGCGCACGGCTCTGCCTTGGTATTGAAACGGAATGACGTTGCTCTCGATCATCTGTGACACCTCGTTCATCAGGCGAATAGAAACGCAGCCGGGGCGGACGGATGAACGAACATCCACCGTTCGGCTGTACGGGCCTAGGCTGCGTGTTTGGTTGCCTTGCGGCAGAAATTGGCGGGCTCAGTAGGCCCGGTATGGCACCCGCACGTTGACCTGGTACCAGTTGTTGCCGTCATCGCCAACGACCTGCGGGGAGGCCTCGAAGAAGTCGAACGGCCCTTCTGGCGCGCTGTAGTGCTGGAACTGGGCGACCAGAGTGTCTACGGCCCTGGTGATTGCCAGGGTGCCGCTGTAGCTGGGCACAAACAGCTGGATGACGACGATGCCGGTCTGGCGCACGCATGGTCCGATGCCGACCTCTGGCGTGCTGCTCAGGCCGGGGATGTCCGCAAGACGGGCCCAAATGGCCCTTCCAGCAGGATCGAAAGGCGTATCTCCATTTGGCTCTAGGTCAACATCCTCAGCCGGAATGCCGGCCCACTGCTGCATGCGCCCAATGACGATGGCGCGGATCTGTTCGAAGGTCATGAGCTGTAGGCCTGAGAAACGCCGTGGAAGGACACGGCGTAGACACCGCCCGGCGCCTGGGTCGAGTGGCCATCTTCGATTTTTTCGGCGTACGGCAAGTTCGTTTGGATAAAAATGACAGTAAACGGCTCAAGGCCTGAGAGCATTCTTTCGCCTGCAGCCACCGTTTCCGCACCGTTTTTATCGATCTTGGTTGTCTGCGTGTAGACCGGGGCGCCGATGCTTACGATATGACTGCCCCTGAACCTTCCGCCCGTATAGCCTGGCGGCGGCGGTTTCTTCCAGAGCTTCGGGTTGCCGACTGGCGATTTGTAGACAATCTCGCCAAGCATTGCCATAGCAATCGCTCTGGACCGTTGTGTCAGTGCATTTTCCACCACCCCGGCAAATGCGCTTGGCGGCGTGCTCCAACCTCTTCCCCTGGCCATGGTCACTTCCTCAGCTGGACTTCGTAGTGCGCAGATGCCGGATCACAGGTCACGGTGACAATGCGGTATGCGGCCGGCTCGCCGGTGACCAGGTCGAGGACCTTGATCTGGTGGCCCACCGCAGGCTTGTCCGTGACCTCATTGGCCAGGCAGATCAGCAGCACATCGCCAACCTTGATGTTTATGTTGTCGATGCGCCGGCTTTCGTATGAGTCGAGCACCCCGCGACCGGTATAGGTCACCGGCTGGGCCGTGGTGGTCTCGCTGACCGGATCCCGGACGCCTGGCCCCATATAGGTGCCAGTGAATGCGGACACGGCATCAGCCAGGTCATCGTCGAAGGCCTCGGCCAGGTCGACCTGGATGTCATCTCGCAACCCCATGGCTACCCCCGTTTCACTGCGAAGGCGAATGGATTGCTACGCCAGGGCGTGAGCAGGGACAGGGCCAATTGCACGCAGGCCGGCTGTGCGGCCGTGCTGGTCTTGTCGATCGAGCCGAAGGTCTTGCTGGTGGATACCGAGCCAGCCTTGACCGTTTTGGCCTCAAGCGATCCCTCGGTCTGCTGTTGGTACAGCTTGCCCTGGGATGCGCACTTGGCCAGCCGAGCGCCGGCCTGCGTCACATCGTCGGGAATGTCGTCCATGTCGATGCCGACCAGGTTGAGCGCGGTCAGGTAGGCGTTCGCCTCGAATACCGCCTCGTCTTTCGACTCAGCAGGCGCCCAGACAGCCCCGAGGATGGTATCCACGTCGGCCACAGTGATGTAGATAGCCATCAGGCCTCCGCTTTAATGAATGGGGCGGCAGCCCCGGTGTTACTTCTTGTCGAGCTCGTCGACCAGTTTTTGCAGCGACTCTTTCGAGGCGTTGGCGCGGTAGGTGACGCCTGCCTGGTCCAGCTTGACCTTCAGCGCCTCGACCTCGGGATCAGCGCTCGCCGCCTTGAGAGATTCGATGTGCTTCAGCAGCTCTGCCTTCTCCTGCTCCAGGCCGGCAACCTTCTGCACTTCACCGTCGCGCTCACGCTGCAGGCTGGCGACGCCGGCATTAACGGCCTCCAGCACCTGGAACAGGCGGCCTGCTGTTTCGCCCAGTTCGCCCTCTGGGCGCTCCAGGCTCTGAGCAGCGAAGGATTCGACGATCACCCCGACAGAGGCCAGCTCTGCAGTTAGGCGATCAAGCTCAGCTTGATCCGGGCCTTCAACGAGGGCCACACGCTTCGGCGCCTCAACAAAAGTCACTTCAGCACCAGCATCTTCGTAGGCGTCGGCCACCTTTGGCCAGTCACCTACGATCACGACCGCCTTCACGCCAGGCTCGGGGCGGTCGAAGTGCTGAGGATTGCGATAGCGCTTACCCGGCTCGAACCCGGAGGCCTGCGCGGTGTAGATCAGTTCCATGA